GCTGAATCTGGTTCGTTGAATAATGCTTCTGTTCCGTTCTGATTATCGAAGCGACTTCTCATCGCAAAGATAAGTCCAGTAGGTCCATTCATTGGTTGTACACCAGCAAGGTCATATGCCACCAAGTTAGGCATAGATCTTCTGATCAATGAAATAAGAACTGGGTCGAAACCAGCTACAGGTCCACCAACAGCAGCACTACCAGAGAAACCTGGATTGCCTGTGCCTGATGGGTCTGTGTTTACTGTAGGAGGTGCTTCTGATAAGAATGCTCTCTCCTCTCTTAGAAATCTTTCTTGGTTTTCTAGAAGTTGAGCAGTAACTGCCTTTCTGTGATTGTCGGAGATCTTGTCTAGACCTTCCGCCTCAAGTAAGGGTTGCCACTTCTTCTGGAGTTGTCCAGAGTTAAACATGGAATTTACTTTTGATTGAATTTAAGTGTTGACTAATTGAACTTGGTCAGTGCTTGAAGGTATGCATCCATCGCTGCGGTGTTCTCCACAACGGGAGCGTCTTCAGAGATGACTTCTTGGGATTCGACGATAGGTTTCTTATTGAAATAAGATTCCCTTAGTGCGTCTAATTTTTCCCTGTACTGTTCTTCACTCTCAAACTCAACACCTCTGGATAGCTCGGCAAGCTTCTCTTTCTGTGAAAGAGCAAGTCCTTCGCTAACTTCATCAAGGATGTTATCGGAGACAGATGCTGATAGACGGTTTGTCAATGCAATGTTGCTATCAATCTGTTCGTTGAGTTTTGTCTCCATTTCATCTAGTTTGGTGACCATTGCCTCAAGTACATCATATTTGTCTTCAGGGATTTCGACATAATGTTCTTCAAAAAGACCTTTGAGGCCAGTCAAGAAGGATTCAGAGAGTTCACCTCTGATTCCCGACTCTACTTGGAGTGCATTTTCAGTAATCCACTCTTCTGCAACATAGTGCAAGTATGAGTCTACTCGTTCTTGAAGCGATGCTTTGTATTCACCCATTTCTTTTTGGATGTAAGCATCATAGTCTGCTTCAAGCGATTCCTTTACGATATCAATCTTTGACATTACGGCTGATTCAAAGATTGTTCGTGCTTTTTCTTTGAAACTCTCAGATAGTTTCTCTCCTTCAAACAATGCTTGTACATCGTCTTCAAGATCGATTTCAATATCTCCTATTGGAGCTTCTTGTTCGGGTGCTTCTGCTACAACTTCATCAGTTGCTTCTGTTTCTTCATTAGCACCTCTGCCGTATCCAGATGACTTCATGCCATCTTTTTGGTTTCCTAAGGGACCGTCGTGATGGACTGCTCCCGCACTTCCTTTGAAGTGAGCGTCACCTGTTTGTGCAAACTTTGCTGCTGGTGTCTTGAGTTTATTACTCATGTCATCAGGTTTGCTATTTTGTGGTGTAGGACCTCCGAGGTCTTCTACGCCTGTTCCCCCTGCATCGGGTACATAATTTGGAGTTTTTGGCATAGGTTCCGCAGGTTTAGATCCTTTGGTGACCTGGTTCTCCATCTCATGTAGTTCGCTATTTGCTGCGGTCATTGTTGCCAGTCCTTAGTTCCTTAGAATTTTATGTTATTATTTAGACAATTATAGATTGTTTAGAAACTTTTCAAATAAAGAAAGCTTGTACTCGTCTAGTTTCTTAGAATCCACCAAAGTATTTATACTCTTTTTAATGTTAGAGACATTTTTTTCACGCAAAACGCTACCTTCCCATACCCATTCCTTGCCTTCCATTACGCCATCTACGAATGCGTCAGGTGCAGATGGATCAGCAACGATGTCTGCTGCAGTAGCAAGCATGAAGTCTTCGCCAACATAAGAAACACCTTCTTTGTTTACGATAGATCCCATACCTCTTGATGATACACCGAGTTTTACACCAGAATCTAAAAGTGATTCTGCGATCTTACCCATAGGTGTACTCAAGATCTGTGCTTTACCCACAAAATTATTACCCTCTTGTGTAAGAGAACATATCTTGTGTGATACACGATCAAGGTTTATTTGCGGTCCGTCTGGATGCCCTAGTTCTCCTAGTGCACGTCCTTTAGACACGAACGCTTCATTGTATCTCTTTACCTCGTTCATCATAGTAGAGAGAGGGTAGCAACGTTTGTTGCGATTTACTATCTCTGCCTGTAAGAACGGACCTTGAATATAAAGAGTTTTCTTTCCGTCTTTCTCCTCAGTAAGAATATCGACTGATTCTATTTCTTCTGAAATTAACTTCATCCTATTCCTACCTCATGTAAGTGTAACGTACAACCCGATGCTGTTTCGGGTGCCAGTCTGAATATGACAGACTTGGATAATGTTGCTGTACCAGTAAAATCTGCTAGAGATGATGTGTCAGCGTCAACTGTGATAGTTGTTTTGAATTCATTGACTCTTTGTGGTCTTTGAATCGCTGTAATCTCTTTGTGTGCAATCGTGCTATTGTATGTACCTACAGATGATCCAGAGAGGGTAACGAAGTCACCTACCTGTAATTTTGTATCTGTATGATCAATAGTTATAACTGCATTGCTCGCTTTACTTATAGCAGAAACTGGTGCTTTAGCTGGATGTCCATAACGATAGAGGAATGAATCTCCCTTCGCTACATGAAATGATCCAACACCTGCTTGGTTTGCACTATTGCAAACTGCTATGTGTCCACCTGCTTTTGCTTCCGAACAGACTACGTAAAGCACACCAGTCTTCACTGTCTGAGCAGAGGTTACAGCAGACGTTGCGTTAGCACTGCTAAGTTCACCATAATCTGTTACTAATGATAGTGGTTGTGATGCACTCATTCTTCTTCCTGTTCAGGTTCTTGTTCAAGTTCAGCGTTTGCTTCTGGTTCTTCAAAACCATCACCCACCTCTGGTAAGGGATCGCCTTCCTCAGGTTCGCCAAACAAAGTTTTAGCAACCTCAGGTGCAGCAGCATCCACAAACTCAGCAGATTTTGCAAACATCATTTGTTTCAAAGCATCAGATACTTCCGCAGACGGAGCATCGTTTGCGATCATGTCGATAAATTCAGCAGAATCCATTCAAATATTATAAAACGCTAGTTATATTTATAAAGTTGTAAATATCATCAGCAATTATAGATTGTGACTCTAAACTCGGATGTTTATCATTAGGACTTATTCTTCCATATTTCTTACATGAAATTATTAAATCATAAGATCCCTCGTTTGTCCATCGATTACTCATCAATACTAAAGGAACATTATTTGATTCGCATATTGCTTTGATTGATTTTCTAATCATCTCTTCATATGTCTTTGCATATTTTCTATCATGTATGTTTTTATAATATGACTCCCAGAACTTAGATATTTCTTCACTCTTATAATCTTGTTTTGATGGCAATACGTGTATAAACTTTCCATTATGAAAAAACTCAGTTCTTTCAGAACGTGTCATCAGAATTACAGCAAGATCATAATCACGTATGTCGTGATTTACTGTAATGTTTCTGAGTATACGTTGATTAGATCCTCCACTACTTGAGTAATTATATTCTTCTCCACCTAATTTATTTGCTAATAACTTAGACCATCTTTTTTCCTTCCAATCATCAATTCCATACCTTGCAAAAAGATACCCTCCATTAGTGAAGGAGCATCCATCAAAGTAGATCTTCATATTTTTGCTTTTTTAATATCTATATCTGGTGCTTCTGTGCGTCCTCCATTTTTCTTATTGTCAAGAGAGGGTTCAGATTTGTTTTTACCTAAGTTACCTTGTCTTTGTGCCTCTGCATCTATCGCACCTTGCATCATTTGATTCTGCGTCTCAAGTGGCACACCTATACCTGCCTCATTCTCTTCTTCCATCTCCTGTGCCATCTCTTCTATCTCCTCATCTGTCTGACGTAGAACTTTACGTTTAACAAAATCTCTTGAATAGTATGTGCCGATGTATGGTTCAATAGCAACCATGATATTGAGACGCTCAGTCATCAACTCATGATCTTTGAGTTCTGCAAAGTGGTTGTCATACTTGTAGTCAAACTGTATGTGCTCTGCCATCTTGTCAAAGTCCTCAGGAGTCACAATATTCTTGAGTATCAATTGTGTTCTGAGTAAATCAATGAATAAACCACTGAATCTTTTTCTCAATCTACCTACAAACTTACTGAACATAAGTTCGTCTCTAAGTATTTCAGAAGATCTGCCAAGATTAAATCCACTATCAGCACCTATGCGTGATTCTGGCACGTTCAATGAACGATATAGTTTTTTCTGGAAGTATTCTATGTCTGTAAGTTCACCTAGATTCTGTCCACCAGGTAAAGTAGAGATTTCTGTGCCTCTACCACCTTCTCTACGTGGTAACCAGAAGTCTTCAAGCATGGACATGAACTTCTTATCGTCTTTTATCTCACCTGTGTTCGCATCATATACTAATTTGTTACGATAACGACTCATAACGTCTCGTAGATACTGTTCTGCCTTGACCTTAGGTAAATTACCCACGTCAATGTAGAATATTCTACGTTCTGGTGCTCTTGAGAGTCTGTATATGACCAGAGAATCCTCAATCATACGTAATTGATTGAGTCCTTTGATTGCTTTGTGAAGATAAGAGAGAGTAATCTTCTTATTACGATCAACGAGACCTGAATGCACGTATGTGATCGCATCTTTTGCTATTCTTATACCCTTACCTGCAACAGAACCGTACTTCTGTGCCATACCCTGTGGGTAATAAGTGTAGAATTCCTCTATCTTAGTATCTTTAGTAATCGTTGACTCACCTGAGTATGGTAAAACAGGTATTCCTTCTGCTCCTTTTTGACCTCTTTCCTTGGTAGGTTTTACTCTCATAAATTTTAGTTTGAGAGAGTCAATATATCTTACTTCTTGTATACCTTCGTCTGGTTTTGTTGTGTCTATAACCTTGTGATAGTATAGTCTACCATCTGTATACCAGTTTCTAAAAATTTCGTGTGCCTTTTTGTCAAATTGTAGTAAGTCTTTGACACCTTTGAATTCATCTCTTACTACTTTCTTGAGATTATCACTTACGTTTAGATTATCTAAGTTTATCTCTACTGGACTATCATTACTATCAGATACAATCGCTTCATTTACAACGTGTTCAATGGCAGTGTCGCACTCTGGGTGCAATGCCATGTCACGATATCTTTTTATTACGTCAAACTCTGTACGAAAAACACCTTCAATGTCAACATACTGACCATAGAATCCTGACGATAGAAAATAATCAGCCCCGTCCTCGTTATTAGGAGGAACTGGACTGATTACACCTTTCTTCTTCTTATCATTGGGATCCTCAATCGAGAACCCAAAGAGTTTTGCCATAATATTTTCCTTGTTCTTCTATGTATTATACCACAGAATCGTTGTTTCTGCCATCGTATGCTTCCCACCACTGGACTTGAAGTGTTACTTGGAACTCTTCTACTGTGTCAGCAGTATCATAAGATAGTTCTATTGGACTTACCACTGAAGGCCAGCAACCATGCATCTTGTATCTACGCAAGACTGGAAGTGTAGCACCACTTTGATCACCACGTACGTTTAGATCAGTGTCTGCTCTTCCAAGTTGGTTGACCACCCAGTCAGCAAAGTAATCTGTTGGATTGATGGTACCAGAACCGTCAGATACCTTGATAATAAAGTTTGCCCATCTCTCAAATGCTTCTCTGAGTTTGAAATCACCGTCATTGATGACTGTGATTGTCCATGGGTCAAACCTTCTGTCACCTGCTACTTTCAATTGTCTACCTCTAAAAGGTACAACAACTTCCTGTATGTTTGACGCAGGTAACTGTGCTCCCTTAATCATCATACGATGAGTCGTGTTTTCAATCTCTTCGTCAAAGATACCGACACCTGAGGGGAAGTCCATCTCAACCTCGAAGAGGTTAGGACGAGCACCACCCTGTACGAGTCTTGCTTTGAATGAATCAATTGATCGTTCGTTATTAGGAACCGAAAAAATGTTTCTGTTTAATGCCATAATTGTGTGGGTCTCCTATTACACAGTTCCTACAACTTCACTGAAGGAAACTCCAGTTCTTGTAGCAACAAATGTTAGACCAATGAAGTTGATTGATCTTGCTGGTTTCACAAAGATGTCAGCAAGGAACTCATTACGATCAATAACATCTGGTGTGTTGTTTGTTTCATCACATATGACGAGGAAGTCCTGTATACCCCTCTTCGCCTGAACATCCCTTAGGAATGGTTCGACTATGTTGATGAAGTTTGATCTTGTACCTGCGTCGTTGAGTTCAAATAGCACTGACTTTGCAGCGTTCTCAATTGCTTGTTCAATTGTGATGAACAGTCTTCTCACGTTGATGCGATCAAACGCACTCTCAAATGATAAACCTGTTTTATCACCGAATAATATGATACCGTCACCAGGTTTAGATGTGATTGGGTTGATTCTATTTGAATACAACTGATCTCTAGCATCCTTACCAGGATTGAATGCAAGTTTGATTGCGAAGTTCAATCCACCTCTGGTCGTACCTGCAGGTGAGAACCATGGGAAGAAATCTCTGTCTGTTCTTACCATGCAACCTGCTACGTCTGCAGAGGTAGGCATGTAAATGAACTTCTTATTGAACCTGTCATACACATACTGGAATCCAGAATCGAATACCACGTATGACGATGACGTGAGAGGTCCAAAGAATGACAGGACGTTAGATAATTGAGTTGCAGAATCTGTGACGTTCACCACAGAATCTCTGTTGGGTGATATCACCGCAACACAATCTTTTCTACCCTCTGCTAATTGTATAAGTTTGTTCGCTTTTGCTTGCTCCTCTTCCTTTGTTCCAGAACATCCACCTTGCAGTAAGAATCTGATGTCACTGTCAATAGGATCTGAAAACTTATCGTATGCTGTAAGTATGTCACCTAAAGGTGCGTTGTAAACTCCCACACCAGTGTAATCAAGACCACCTGTGAGTGAGTAACCTTGGTTACCTATTGAACTGAACTTAATGTTCTTAGCTTCTTGACCCCACGCACCTGCAGCAGAAGTAATTGATGAGAATCCACTTGAAGCAGCACCTAAACCACCTGGTAAAACAAGTGTGCCATGATGAGCGTCGTCTGCTGCAGTTACATGTTGTCCAGAGAAAATAAACTCTGAATTTTCTGCTAAGAAATCTTTATAGAATATAGATTTACTTCCAGACGCTACAGCATCTTTCGCCTTGGATAAGTTTGGAAACTTCTCCAAAATTTGTCCGACATCTCCAGTGACTCCACCGCCAGCATCAATAACAACAACGTGGATAGCATCGTTGTCTCCATCTCTTCTGGATACATAATTGTTTGTTTGTGGTTTGTTGAGTACAGATCTCCATGTAACAGTGGAGAAATCAGAACCACCGTCTGCCACACTTGTAAGTATGTTTTGACTATTGTACCAATCAACAGATGTGATTGTTGAACTCGATGCTACAGCAGATCCACTATTGTTTATGAAACTAATTGCTGAACCTGTCTTGAATTCAAACTGTGTGTTTGGTTGATAGTCAACTAATTTTTCTACGCCACTTATGACTGTGCTGACAACCTTTATGTCAATTGTTGTTGCTGTTTTACCTGTAACTACACCTTTTAGAACACCTGATGCAGCAGAGGTTGTACCAACTCCAACAGTGACTCCTGTCAAGTTCTGTTGTACACCAAATCCAATGTCAATATCACCAGCAGTATCACCACCCTCATATGTTGGTGTGATAATTTGATCGGCAGCATTGTCAATCACCGCTACCTTTATATTCTCTGCCCAGTGACCTGGATTTTTACCTGCAAAATACCATGTCGTATCGTTTGCTTGGTTATTATTGTAATCCTCTAATCCTTCGAGTAGAAGAGTAATACTTGCTGAACCAACAGCAGCGTTTGCTGTATTGAGGTCACCACCCACTGATCTTACAACGTCTAACTTACCACCGTATGATAAGAAATTGGATGCTGCATACCACGTTTCATAGTGATAATCTGTGGTACCCACGCCTGGTTTACCAAATATTTCAACTAATTCATTCTCATTGTTTACTCTGGTGATCTCGTTACAAGGTCCCTTTGCGAAGGGAGCAGCTATACCTGCAACAACATTCAGAGTGAAATCCACTCCTCCTCTTGTGAGGTCTACCTCTCTAACTGAAATACCTGGAGATGCAAGTCTTAATGCCATTCTAACTCCCTATGGGTCCTTCTTTTTAGACTG